ATGCGGAAAATCTCCCCAATAAAATGAGGATTTTAGGGAAAACCCCGTTTTCGCAGGTGATAGGGGGTTTTTTAGCGTGAGTAGTGGGTATTCGTACGAATATAGGAAAGCCCGACAGTCCCTCCTAGAAGGGTGCCCGTTATGCGTGTATTGCAGAGTTAAGGTCGCTGATACCGCCGATCATGTGCCGCCCTTGTCGTCGGCGCCTTCGCCCGAATTGTGGCACGGCGACCTCGTGCCCTGCTGTAAATCCTGTAATAGTCGAATGGGTGCTAAGATCACGAATGACAAGCGAAGAAAGATTAGAGGCTCTAGGCAATGGTAGAACACGGCAGGCATAGGGAAGCATCAGAAATCGTACTAGCAACAATCCCGAACGCTAACGCTGTACTTGCTCAAGCTTTGCGGGGTATCGCCGACGCTTGGGATAAATGTGAGCTAGGAATATACGAACCTCGTTTGATAAATGGCCTCGCAGTTCAACTGTTCCAATGCCTAGACCGCCTGGGCGTCGAAGCTGACTCGGACGTGTGGGAACAACTATCGAAAGAACTAGCAAGCTAATGGCATGGCGGTGCGACGAATGCGACGACGGAACAGCAGAAAAATGGGGACTATGCCGGCGATGCTGGGCTTTTTATATGCACCCCTCGAACACGGCTACAGAAGATGAAATCACCTCGTTGGGCGACTGACCGCAACCCTGACAGGGTTAGCCACGGCCCCGCTTTGGAACGGGTCGCTAATAATCTCGGTTTTGAGCTTTTCGAATGGCAGAAACAGGTTTCAGATACGGCCCTAGAACTCGACAAAAACGGCAATTACCACTATCGGACGGTCGGTGCGACGGTAGGCCGGCAGAACGGCAAAACTACGCTTTTGGTTTTTCGTATCGCTTTGGAATTGTTGAAACCTAACACAATGACAATTTTTACTAGCCAGGACAGGAACGCCGCACGCCATAAATTCGACGAACATTGCGAGCTTTTATTATCTACGCCTTTCAGGAAACGCATCAAGAAGCAGATACGGGCTAACGGGCAGGAAGCCCTTATCATGAATAACGGCGCCCAGTACCGGATAGTAACGCCGAACGCTACAGGCGCCAGAGGCCTGACCGTCGATCTTGCTGTGATTGACGAAGCGCTCGCCCATGATTTGCGGCTCGTCGCCGCCATTCAGCCCACAATGGCCACTAAACCCAGCGCCCAACTTTGGATCACGTCGAACGCGGGCGGCCCATACTCGACCATGCTTCAGCACTACCGCAAACTAGGCCAAGCAGAATCGCCCGCCCTATCGTGGCATGAATGGGCGCCCTACGAAGATAATTTCGACATACACGACGAGGAAATCTGGGAGCAGGCCATACCGACGATTGGGGAAACCCACGGCGTCACCATCGGAGCGGTACGGGAAGCGGTACAAACCACCGACCCGACCATATTCGCCCAAGAATGGCTAAACGTGTGGCCTTCCCTGGTAACTCAAAACGTCATCGACTCCGACAAATGGGCCAAACTCGCCCGCCAAGACATACAAATAGGATCTTTCCTAATTTTTGCCGTAGACATCAGCCCTAATCGGGACAGGGCCAGCATCGGAGCAGCCGGCCTATCCGGTGCTTTTACCGCTGTGGAGGTTATCGAATCAGAAAACCGTATCGGTTGGGTTAAGGACCGCATCATTCAACTCTATGAAAAATGGAAAATGCCGTTTGTGATAGATTCAGGCGCCGCAGCTAGTAGCCTCATAGGGGAATTAGAAGAAGCCGGCGTGGAGGTGATAGCTGTTAATATGCGCCAATATGGGCAGGCGTGCGGCTCGTTCTATGACGCTGTGGAAGAAGGGACCATTAGTCATCTTGGAGACGTTAGATTGCAAACAGCGGTCGATAACGCCACACGGCGAAAACTGGGAGAGCAGTGGGCGTGGTCGCGTAAAAGCGACGCAGACATCACCCCGCTCGTCGCAGTAACTTTGGCCCGTTTTGCTCTCGTAAACGGATTAACCACACCAACGCCAAAAGCCGCTATACACTAACGATAGGACATTTTATACTATGATAAAAAGAAAATACGTCGCTCTAGCAATAGAGCTACTAGGCGCCGCCGCTATCGTGGCAGCGTTTTACATATTCTTCAACTTCGCAGCAGGGCTACTAGCTGCGGGTATAATGGCGTTCATACTGGGGGCCGCTTTGGAAAATAGCGCATGATATTCAACAGCTTATTCAACAGGGAAGAACGATCTACCACCATCACACTACCCGACCGCTACATACCGCCCCAAAGCTTGACGGGTGGCCTCAGCGTCACGGAAGGGACGACGCTTTCGATACCCGTAGCGTACCGAGCAGTACAACTTATTTCAGACTCTATAGGCTCCCTCCCTCTCGGGGCGTATCGTGACGACGAACGCCTCGATCCCACGCCGGCGGTACTACGCCAACCCGACCCGAACCAAACCCGCATCGAAACCTTGGGAGCGTGCGTAACTTCGCTTGTAATGCGGGGAAACGCCTATTTTATTCTGGGAAACAGGGACAGGTTCGGTTTTCCACAATCAGCGATTCTGTTATCCCCTGACGCTGTAGCAGTAGTCATCGACAAAACAGGGAACATATCGTACCGAGTTAATAGCACAACGTATGATTCGTCTGAGATACTACACATAAGAGGCGGTGTCGTCACGCCAGGTTCCATATCTGGGGCCGGCCCGCTTCAGCTACAGCGTCGCAGCATCGCCCTATCACTAGCAGGGGACGAAGCAGCGAGCGAGAGTCACGTCAGCGGAAGCATACCGTCAGGCGTTATCAACAGCCCGCAAGAAATGTCACAAGAGGAAGCTACAATCCTTAAACAGTCATTTATGAAAGCCCACGGCGGCCGGCAGAAAAGCCCCGCCGTTCTCACCGGAGGTTTGACCTATCAGGCGTTGTCATGGTCTCCCGATGACCTGCAACTATTAGAATCCCGCCGCTACTCGGCCGAACAAATCTGCACGATATTCGGGGTACCGCCGCACATGATCGGCGTATCCACCGACGGAAACAGCAAAACCTACTCCAACGTTCAACAAGATAACCGCTTTTTCGTCGATTATACGCTACGCGGCTACATGAGCCGAATTGAACAATCCTTCAGCAGCCTCATACCACGCGGGCAAGTCGCTTTATTTAACGCCGATGATTTCCAACGGGCAGACAGGCTACAACGGTACGAAGCCCACCGCATCGCTTTAGACGCCGGCTGGCTCACCGTAGACGAAATACGACGGCTCGAAGATCTACCAACAGGAGAAGCCGAAATGGAGGTCACGGCATGACGATAGAAACCCGCACCATCGAGTTCGCAGGGTTAGAAACACGAGCAGGCGAAAACGGCGACCGCCACATCGTCGGCCTCGTCGCCCCGTTCTCGTCCGAGTATGACACGGGAAAATACGTCGAAACGTTCAGCAGCTCCACGTTCGATAAAAGCATCAAGGAACGAGGCGACCGGATACCGCTACTTGAGCAGCATGATAGTTCTAGGCACCCTATAGGTATGGCAGTTTCATGGGATAAAAGCGCTGAAGGACTTATCGCCGATTTCAAACTCGCCCCAACTCCCAGAGGTGAAGAAGCTCACACGCTCGCCAGTGAAGGTATCGTGACCGGCCTCAGCGTCGGATTTATCCCCATCAGAAATCGTACTTCGACAGTGGGGCGCCGTACCCACATTAACCGGATAGAGGCACGCCTCGACCACGTCGGTCTAGTAACGACAGCCGCCTACCAGGAAGCCAAAGTACTAGCGGTACGGGCATGGGATCCCGACGATGAAGAACTCGTCCCACGGCTCGCTAAATGGCGCCACCTACTAAATACTTGATTTTGCGATAATAGCAAATTACACTCATGTGATATAACTATCGCGCCGCCACGTTGCGCCGGTTTAGATCAAAACCACCCACGGGCACCCGAAGTAGTAAACAACCTACCCTATTTTGGAGAAAACAAATGCAACTCTTAGACACACTTGTCGAGGAGCGGGCCGAAATCAGCGAATCACAAACTGGACTTGTCCAACGTGCCGCAGATGAAGAACGCGACCTCACAGAAACCGAAGACGCAAGTCTCAAAGACCTGGCGACACGAGCCGAAGAACTCGACACCCGAATCAAAGAACTACGGGCCGTACAGGTCGCCAACCTCGAAGCCGCTAAACTACGGGCAGAGGTAAACGCCACAGACGACACCGAAACAC